AAATGGTATTCCATCACCGTACGGATCACTCTGCTGGCTTTTTTGCCGCCCGGCCGCACCGTTCGCGCACTGATTACGCTGTCTGCGATAACCAGACCAGCCACGTTTCGCCGTTCCGTCATCTGCCTGGCTGCGCGGAAGGGGAACCGCCATACTCGCCATTGCCATTGGTGTTCCCTTGCTGGTGGTTTTTGAGTGCAGATCAGCCACCTGCCGCCCGTAAGCGGATATTTGTACCGTCATGCTGTTTGCTCTCCGGTTTTAACGTTGATGATTGTCACCTGTTCAGCTTCGGCAATCTCCCGTTCTGTCAGCATGGCAAA